GACTTACTCACAACCATTGAGTTTGAGGATATAAGTTCATCTGAACAAAAGTAAATATCATACATTTGTCCAGAGTTTGAAGTTGTTTTTCTATCTGCAACTTTATAAACTCTAAAAATCCTTTCAAATGGGCGGTTCAATCCAGGTTTGTCTATGATGATGTGTAAATATTCGTTTCCGCATAGATAAAAATTTGTAAATGTTTCTTTGGAATCAACCAATAACATTTTACCAGACATACATTGTGCAAAAATATCTTGATATATTTGCAGCTGAACAAAAATTTCAGATAAATTTAAACTTTGTCCACCAGAATTAATTAAATCAAGTTTTTGTATGGACGATTGTTTAGAACTTACAGGTCCGTTAGCCATCTCTCATAATCTCTTTAAATTCTTGCTCAACTCGAGTGACGTAAATATCTTCTAATAGTTTTATAGTTCTACGTTTTTCGTTTTCATTAAATTCGTAGGTATAATTAGAAACAGCTTTATGTGTTGTTGTAACTGTTAATGTATATGTGTTATAGTTAAGCGTTTCAGTGCTAATGGTAACAGATGTATCAGCTGTAGTTGGTAGCGTATTTAAGACTAATGACTCTGTGTTTTGATTGTAGTCATATGTTGAAATTATAAATGATGCTGTATTTTTTTGCAACACTACACCATTGTATGATGCCACTTGATCTACAACTTTCTCATAATGATGAATTGTAGATTTAGTTAATTCCAAAGAAGTACCATACTTGTTTGCAACGTATGTCTCTAAGACATCATTTTTCATTGGCCAATCATAATAAGGATTAATAATTTTGTTGTATAATAACACTATCCAGCTTCTATATGGATCACCATACACTTTATGTGCAATAATTTCTGGCGTGTCAGAATCTTGAACTTGATATTCGTATGCAATATCAACATTGTTCGCCACTTCTCGTAAAAAACTGGAGCGAGCAAATATATTAGTAACTAACTGTTGATTGAAATTATCTTGCCCGAATGTATAGATTAATTTCGGAAAACTCTCAAAATATTTCATTAATAGCCATCCGTAATAAGTGCTTTGTGCATAATTTCGATTTCTTTAAATCGAAGCTGCATTGCAATTTCTACTGGCATACCATTGGCGAATGTGGTCCATTGACCAGCTGATGCATAGTTTACGTCAATGCCTTGCAAAACACATGTAGATACTTTTGGTAGATTACGATTTTCGCTGTCGCCATACATAAATTGAATATCAAATTCATCAGGTGGAATGAAGTATCTCCCACCACCAGTTTTAGGTATTTCTGGTGCAGCGTGGAATCGAAAGGCTTTTATAATATTAATAATTGCTACTGCTTCATCTTGAGTTTTTGGAACAAACTTAAAATCAAATAAAAATTCACGATTTTGAATTGATTTGAATAACAATTCAATTTGCGGATTTTGCGCATATCCAGCAGAGAATAACAATGCATCAGTAATACCTGATCCGAAGTTACCAGTTTTTTCTGCCAAAAAACCACCAGCTTCTGTAGCACCAGGACCTGCGCCGCCACCGACTGCTTTTAATTCGCCGCCTATAATCTCCCCACCAGCCTGTGCTGCTAAACCAGCTTTACCTAATGCTTCTGTCAAACTGAGTTGATCATAATCATTCACAACAGTCACATTGATTGTGTCTGGCATGTATAAGGAAATGTATGAGGCTGCTCGACGAGTTTTTCGCGTCATATCTATGCCCGATACAGCCAAAGCAGTGATCAGTCCACCAGCCACAACTGATGCTGCTTGTCCGAGAGCAACACCTTTACCTAAATTGGTACCTTTCGCGAAATTCTTTACAATGTCGCCAACAATACCAGCATCTCCTGTTACAGCAGCCTCTGCTCCTGCTAACACACCTAATCCTGCGACAGCGCCGCCGCCGCTTAACGGATCAGATCCAGATCCTATTTGTCCACCGAATCCGAATGCGCTGCTTCTGTTAGTGTCAGCAACACTCATTTGATTGGTGGTCGCGACCTTATATTGACCTGCTTGTTGAATTGTTGGTGTGAAACGAATCCAATGTTTATTTTTTGGATTAATTGCAACTTCTTTTGGGAATCTTAAATCTTGAACATTATAGGGATTACCGCTCAGTTTTCCCTGTGGTCCTCGCGGATTTCTATTCAAATTGGCTTGCGGATTTTTCACGACCTTTGGGTCGCTCATAATCTGATTGCGAAGAGGGCTATTGACTGTTGCCATTAATTGGTCCTATAAATAACTGATGGCTTATAGTGGTAAATTTAGTCCTAAAAATACCAATAAATATTTAGGTGATCCAACAAACATCTGGTACAGATCGTTATGGGAACGCCGAGTAATGGTGCACCTTGACGGCAATCCGAATGTGATTGAGTGGTCGAATGAAGAGATCGTTATTCCATATTTATCCCCTGTAGACGGAAAATGGCATCGATATTTTCCAGACTTTTTTGTGAGAATTAAAAATAAAGTGGGATTAACAGAATCTATGATTCTTGAAGTAAAACCAAAGAGTCAATCTGTTCCCCCAAAGGTGCAGAATAAGGCGACTAAACGATACATTCGTGAAGTTGTTACATATGGTATTAATGAAGCAAAATGGAAAGCCGCAGATGAATACTGTAAAGATCGTAGGTGGAAATTTATGGTTATAACTGAGGAACAGCTCGGAATCTAATGCCGTCTTTATTCGATAAATTAAACAAACAAATGAGTGCCGCTGGTATTCGTCCACGAACAGATGCAGCCAGAACATGGTTGATTGATGCTATATCAAAAACTCGCATTCCAACAAATCGCAGTAATATTCTTAACGACGCCAATCGTATCACACCAAACGTATTTGTCGGTCGCATGTTCATATACAAATATGATCCAAAATACAAAGATACTCTTCCAGTATGGGATATGTTTCCATTGGTTATTCCAATGGACATTTATGACGATGGGTTTCTGGCTCTAAATTTACACTATCTAGATCCTTATAGCCGTCTTGCGCTCTTGGATAGATTGCATGATTTTATAAACAACGATAAATATAACAATAGCACAAGATTTAATTTGGCTTACAGTTTACTATCTAAATCGCGAAGATACAGCCTCATCGAATCTTGCGTGAAGCGATACTTGTTTTCGCACATCATGTCTTCAATTATCTACATTGAGCCGAACAACTGGGAGACTGCAATCTTCCTACCAGTACAAAAGATGGTGTATAAAACCTAATGTTTAAACCAGATGACTTTTTAAGCAACTTCGCAAAACATAAAGACTTTGCGAAGGTATCAAAGTTCCATGTAGAGATTTCAAAACCACCTGGCTTTGCAGCAAGTGATGTTGATTTCAAAGAACTGCGCTTTCAATGCGAAGCAGCTGAACTCCCTGGATATAATATCAATACAGTGGATGCAAAAATTTATGGCGTCCCTGCACCAGCAGCATCTTTTGCATCATTTAACGACATCACTCTCACATTTATTTGCGCTGGTGATTTGTGGGAGAAGAAATTATTTGATTATTGGATGAATCTAATCGTTCCAATTAATAACTATCAGCTTCGATACAAAAGCGAATATGTAGCAAAAATCAATATCACTCAGTTTTATGAGACAGGTGAGCCGTCATACATTGTATCATTATGGAATGCATTTCCGATTACGCTTTCCCCACTCACACTTAACTGGGGCGATGATGGTATTCACAAACTCTCAGTCACATTTAAATATGACTATTGGTCTACAAATAATACTGAGAAATTTGGCATAAACCAAACTACAGCCGCTGGCGCACCAACAAGACCTGCTACTCCAGCGCAGCCAACTAATCCTCAAGGTGCTGGTGGGAATGCATTTAGACCTGGAAGCGGAAATCAAACTTCTGGGATAAGACCAACACAAGGAAGCACTGTAACACCTAGTATGGTCGGATCGTTATTAAGTTCAATTAATCCGTTTAGATAACATTTTAGCATGGAGTAAATTATGCCTTTACCAAAACTTGATCATCCTGTATTTGAAGTGCAGTTAAATTCTATTGATAAAAAACTTAAATTTCGTCCATTTTTAGTGAAGGAAGAAAAACTTCTTCTTATGGCTAAAGAATCTGATGATTTGGGTGATGTGTTTAAAACTATGAAACAAATCATTCAAAATTGTTGTTTGGATGAGATTGATGTGGAGAATTTACCAGTATTCGACGTCGAAATGATTTTTATTAATTTAAGAATCAACTCCGTTGGTGAAAATGTGCAAATGAATTTTACTTGTGATAATGTTGTCGAGGGTAATACATGCGCGCATATAACTGAGTTTGATTTACAATTAAAAAATATTAAATATCAAGTTCCAGAGGGACATGATAAAAACGTAAAATTAACCGATAACGTGGGTGTGGTATTTAAATATCCATCTTTACAGTTACCGCAAGAGGTTGTAGAAGAAACAGATGATGGTGGGTTTGAACTAATCATAAATTATGTAGATTATATTTACGATGATGATGAGATTTATAAGGCAGATGAGACGCCTAAAGAAGAATTAAGAGACTTCTTTGAATCGTTGACGCTAGATCAAATTAGAAAAGTTAAAGTATTTTTCTTAACTACGCCAACTGTTGTGTTAGATCAAGATATAAGTTGTGCAAAATGTGGACATAATCATCATGTAAATGTGGAGGGCATTCTAAATTTTTTCGAATAATGTTTGGTTATGATTCTTTG